GGCCCGGCGGGTGGGGGGATACTTCGCTCGGGTCCGTGGTCCTGTTCCAGGGCAACGTGGCGGCCGTGAATCCCACCACGACGACGGTGGTCCTGGAGGTCAAGGACTTCAAGGAACTCCTGATCAACCAGATGCCTCGCACGGTGTTTCAGAGCAGCTGCTCCAACGCCTTTGGGGACGCGAACTGCGGCAAGTCCCTGGCGGGCCTCACGGTCAGCAGCTCGATCACCAGCGGGCCCTCCACGACGGGCTTCACGGCCTCGGGACTGGGGCAGGCCACTGGCTACTTCAACCTCGGCACCCTCACCATGACCTCCGGGGCGGCGTCCGGTGCCACCCGGGCCATCTCCACCTTCACCAGCGGGGGGGTAATCGTCCTGGTGACGCCGCTGCCCGCCGCGCCGTCGAACGGGGACACCTTCACCATCACGCCCGGCTGCGATAAGCAGTGGACCACCTGCAACACGAAGTACAGCAACCCGACCCGGTACCGGGGCTGCCCGTGGGTGCCCCCACCCGAAACGACGGTGACGGGATGATCGCGGACACCATGCTGGCCGCCCAGGCTCAGATCGTCCACCTGCCCCTCGAGGAGCAGCAGCAGCGCCTGGCCGTGGTCCAGGAGGCCCTGACCTGGCTTCCCACCCCCTATCTCCATCAGGGCCGCGTGCGGGGCGCCGGCGTGGACTGCGGGCAGTTCCTGGCGGCTGTCTTCGAGGACACCGGGGTGATCCAGCCCACCAAGATCGAGGACTACCCCCACGACTGGCATTTGCACCGCTCGGAAGAGCGGTACCTAGAGATCGTGGAGCGCGTGGCCCACAAGGTGGACCGGGCGCCGCTGCCTGGGGACATCATCCTCTACCGCTTCGACAAGGCTATGAGTCACGGTGCCATCGTCACCAAATGGCCGGAGCTCATCCACGCCTACATTCGGCTCGGAGTCATCCTCGACGACGCCGAGCGCAACCACGTGCTGCGGGACGCCCAGCAGGGCGTCTGGTCTTTGAATGTGTGGGGTGCCTGATGGGCGGCCGGCACAACCAGTCCCAGGTGGACCAGCAGATCGCGGGCATTCAGATCCAGACGAGCATCTACGGATCCTGCCTGCCCCTGGTCTACGGCACCACCCGGATCACGGGGAACCTGATCTTCGCGCCCCCCAGCGGATTCATCGCCACGCCGCACACCACGACCCAGAGTAGCGGCAAGGGCGGCGCGGGAAGTCAGTCCAGCACCACCTACACCTACAACGCCTTCGTGATCATCGCCCTCTGCGAGGGCCCCATCTCCAGCATCAACCAGGTCTGGAGCGCCGGGGCACTGGGCAGCCTGGCGGGGTTCGGGTTCACGTTCACGGCCACCGGCACGATTCCCCAAACACCCTGGGCAACCCTGACATCGAACTATCCGAGCCAGGCTGCTCCCTATTCCGGCTTCGCTTATGTGGCCTCTGCCTCGTTGCCTTTGAACACCAGCGCGTCCATCCCAAATTTCGGCTTCGAGATGGTCGCTTTTCTGGCGACCCAGCAGGATCCTCTAGCCACATCCGCCTATGACGCCCGTCCCTCGGACATCATCACGGATTTCCTGACGGACCCGAACCACGGGACTCCTGGCTTCACCGCCAGCATGATCGACGTGGCCGGGATGACCACCGGGGCGGCCTCCTACAAGACCTACTGCCAGGCCTGCGGATTCGTTCTGAGCCCGAGCTTCGATACCCAGAAGAACGCCGGCGACCACCTGCAGGACATCCTCGACGCCACAAACTCCGAGATCATCAGCCACTCGACGGCGACCGGGATGGTGCTCCAGGTACTTCCCTACGGCGACGTGCCCATCACCGCCAATGGGGCGACCTACACGCCGAACACCACGCCCATCTACAACCTGGGCTACGACGACTTCATTACCAACGGGCCCAGCGACCCCATCAAGATCACCCGCGACAGCACCCAGGACGTCTTTAACTGCGTGCCCATCGAGTACCTGGACCGGCTGCTGGCCTACAACGTGAACGTGATGCAGATGCCGGACCCGGTATCTGTCGCGCTGATCGGCCAGAAGAACGACACCGCGAAGAGTTTGCACTGCATCTGCCGGGCCGCCGTGGCTTCGCAGATTTCGCTGATTCTGAGCCAGCGCAACGTCTACATCCGGAACGGCTACCAGTTCAACCTCGGCCTGAAGTACATGCTCCTGGAGGCCATGGACCTCACGAACATCTCGGACCCCATCATCGGTTTCGTCAACAAGACCGTCCGCATAGTCTCGGTAGACATCCCCGGAGAGGACAACGAAACAGAGGGGATGACCTTCACCTGCGAGGAGTGGCCCTTCGGCGTGGCCAGCGCCGCGCTCTACACCGCGCAGACCCCCGCGGGCACGTCGCCCAATGTCAACGTGGACCCGGGCGCCTGCGCTGCCCCGCTGATCTTCACGTCGCCGGCCTTGTTCTCGGCGAGCGGCGGACCCGAGGCCTGCGTCCTTACGACAGGTGGTGCGAACTGGGGGACGGGGGACGTATACGCCAGCATCTCGGGTAGCAGCTACGGCAAGGTCGGAACTATCACCGCGCCGGGTCGCTACGGCACCCTCACAGCCTCGTTGGCTACTTGGGCGGGCGGTATGACCCAGGACAACACGAACACGCTCTCGGTGGTCCTGCCAAATGGTGGAACGCTCTCTAGCATCGATCTGGCTAGCGCCCAGAACGGGCTGAACCTGCTCTGGGTGGACGGAGAGATGATCAGTTACCAGACGGCCACCCTGACGAGCGCGAACCACTACAACCTGACCGGGCTTTTCCGGGGCCTCTACGGGACCACGATCAGCTCGCACAGTTCGGGCGCGTCCTGGGGGCGGTGCGATTCGGCCATGTTCCGCTACGAGCTGCAGCCGGGCCAGGTGGGCGTCCTGTCCTACCTGAAGATCCTCAGCTTCAACCTCTGGGGCGGCGGCGGCCGCGTGCTGTCGAGCGAGACGCCGTACTCGTTCACGCCGGCTGCTTTGACGCTCCCGGTCCCCTACAACGTAACCATTTCGATCACCACATAGGGGGAACTCATGCAATTTTATGACCCCGGTGATGGGATTAATAATAACGGCGGAAGTCCGACAACGATTATTCGAAACCGTATTACCGTCTCCTGGCTGTGGCCGTCGAACTGCGCCAACCCAGCCTATTTCGAGGTGGTTTGTTACACGGGTGCAGATGCGAGCGCGACATCCAGCTACCTGTTCGCACCGATACAGGTACACGGAATGGATCGGACTCTGGTCACACCGATATCCCCAGGCACATCCATGACTGGCATTAACGCTTCTGTGAGGGCTGTCTATGCCTAACACCGTAGGCCCATGGGGCAGCTCCTCATCTGGTGTAAACACTATCCCGGGCACACCTACGCCTTTGGCAACCGTGACATCTGCTACCTGGGGCGGTATCGGCGGCAGCATCGCGTCGCAGGCCGATCTACAAACCGCCCTCGCTGCGAAGGCATCGCTGAGCGGTGCGACGTTCACTGGCACCGTGCAGAGCACTGGTGGGCTGTGGAGTGTGACCGCCGCTGGCGTTGCGAACTTCACGAGTATCGCATCCGGCGTGAACTGGGGCGGAATCACCGGCCCCTCACCCCAGGCTTCCCCGAGTGGTGGGTGGAGCACGGCGGCCACCTTCGCGTCCTCCGTCTCCATGGGTGCGCTCACGGCTACCAGCGGCACATTCTCGTCCTCTGTCTCCATGGGTGCGCTCACGGCTACCAGCGGCACATTCTCGTCCTCTGTCTCCATGGGTGCGCTCACGGCGACCAGCGGCACATTCTCGTCCTCCGTCTCCATGGGTGCGCTCACGGCGACCTACGGGTCGTTCAGCGGTTTTATCGCAGCCATGGCCGGTAATCGGTTCAGGTTGTGGGACGCTACCAACGCCACGCTCCAGTCCATCTACAACCCCGGCAATAGCCTCGACTTCGTGGTCAATGTCGGCACCACGGCCCTGAGCCTCAGCGGGACCACGGGTGCCGCCACCTTTGCGTCCTCAGTCTCCATGGGTGCGCTCACGGCCAGCACAGGCTCGTTCTCTTCCCATGTTGCCGTATCTGCCGTTGACCAAAGTGAATCTCGCTTCACTGTAGCAAACACTTCCGGTAGCGGTCAGACCTGGGGGTTGATCGCTGGCAAGTGGAATATCAGCCAAGACGGTTTCAGCATCGCCAACTTTACCAATGGGGCCATCGCCCTCTTCATCAATGGCTCTAGCAGTATCGTTGACCTGTCAGTGACAGGTGCGACAGTCGCGGGTTCTCTGATCCTCACCCTCGGCAACGTCGGCACCAACGCCGCGACCCTCCAGGCCGCTGTAGCCTCGGCCACGGCCCCGAAGGTGGGCACCCACGCGCAGATGGTGGCGTGGAGCGTTCCCGCTGGCTGGAATCCCTACTGGTATGCCACGGACGATGTGAACACCAACGATTCCACGATAGGGGCACTCTACCAGTGGGGAACCCCCACGGCTGGCGTCTGGAACTACATCAACCAACCCCAGACGGTGGTGCCCAAGATCACGGCTGGCGTAATCAGCGCTGGTGCAGTTGGTGCACAGGCCATCGCCGCAGATGTTGCTCTCATCGGCCAAGTGCTTCGCAGCACAGGGTTCACCGCAGGAACGACCACCGCTGCGCCAACTGGTTTCAAGATGAGTGGGACCGCATTTACTTCCTACTGCTACAACGGC